TCTGAACAGGCATCGCACTTGAACACATAGATCAGGTTCTTCCTGTGGTAGTTGTGCATGGTACCCAGTTTGCTCTCCCTCTTGTACAACTTCATCGTCTTTAGGGTTTCTATGAACATATTACTATTTAATAAATACGAATAACACATTATGGCAAGATTAACAATAGACACAGGAACAGCAGGAAATCCAGCAACGGGCGATACCCTACGTACCGCCATGACCAAGGTCAACAGCAATTTCGCTGAGTTGGCGGGTGACTTACAGATGTCAGGCAACACTTTATTGAGTGCTGACACAAACGGAAACATAATTCTAGATCCAAATGGTACAGGACAGGTACAGATAGAAGCAGACAGGCTTGTGATCAAGACCACGAAAACCGCCACCGCGGTGGGAAACACAGGTGATGTGGCTGGTTCAATCAGTTGGGATGAAACAAACTTGTATGTTTGCACAGCCAACTACGATGGAACCACTGCTATCTGGAAGAAACTAGTCCTACAGGCGATATAAAATGGCCCAGGAAGTAATCGACATCGGAGCACAGGCTGATGATGGTACAGGCGATACCATCAGAGGAGCCGGCATAAAGATCAACAGCAACTTCACGGAGTTGTACGCAACACCATTTGCACAGACATCAATAGGATTTGTTGAAAACGAGATCAGTTCAACACAGTCCAACGCAGACATAGTTCTAAAACCATCTGGCACAGGTACTATACTTTTTCCAGCCATCAGGATCAACGACAACAACATCGAGGGCACAAGATCAAACGAGGACCTGATATTGAGGGCCAACGGATCGGGATCTTTGGTCGTTGACGGAATAGGAATATCAGGAACTTCGATAACTGCAATTGACTCATCCATAGTGAACATCAACGAGAACTTGATAGTGGATGGCACTTTGAGTGCAGGAGCAACAACATTCGCTGGAACAGTTCAAACCGGATCCACTTTAGATGTGGCTGGACTGACGACACTGTCTACCCTGACAGTTTCAAGTGCTTCGTCTTTTGTGGGCACAACCACTATTGACAACTTGACGTTCAATGACAACATTATTGCCTCCAGTTCAAATGCAGATATTAATTTAACCCCAGGTGGAACCGGAGTTGTTAATGTTTCTAACTTGACAATAGATTCCAGCATAAATTTAACTGACAACGTGATCAAGGTTATACGTTCAAATGATGATTTACTCCTGTCTGCCAACGGCACGGGTTCAGTGCAAATTTCCAAAGTGGACATGAACGAGGGCACAGTGGACAACACTGTGATAGGTGCAACGACACCAGCGGCGGCCACTTTCTCAACAGTCTCCATCACTGTTCCAAACGTTACAGCAGACAAGGTGAACATCACAGACAACAAAATCAAAGCGACAGACACGGATGCAAACCTAGTGATCAGTGCAAATGGCTCAGGCAACGTGCTTATAAACGGTTTCACATTTCCAAATACAGTATTAGCCGGACAACTGATCAAGACAAATGCGAGCAAAGTATTGTCAACTGTAGTTTTCCCGTTCGTGGTGACTGACACAGATGTGGAGGATGCCACAGTGACCATAACAGGCAACAGCTCAGCACAGGTGATCAATTCTTTTGCACTGGCCACCTACAGAAGCGTAAAATACCATATACAGATTTCAGACGCAACAGCAGATAGATACACATTGATAGAAGCAAATGTCACACACGATGGAACAAATGCATATGTCAGCACATTTGGTGCGGCCACGAACGGAGACGGAGACGGATCCACAATATATGATTCGGTTGACCTATCAGCGGACATAGACAGCGGTAATGTTAGACTGCTAGGAACAGTAAATAACACTAACAACCAAGTGATCAAATTGGTCAGGAGGGTAATAAAGGTTTAACATGGCACAACAGACACTAAACACAGGATCAAATGCAAACGACGGAACAGGTGATACTCTAAGGTCTGCCATGACCAAAGTGAACGAAATGTTCACGGAACTGTACCTGTCACCACTGTCAGGTGGAGATCTAAGTTTCGCTGGCAATGAGATATCAGCAACGAGATCCAATGAGGATCTAGTTTTCAAACCATCCGGAACAGGTAGCATATCTTTCCCTGCTATCAGGATCAATGACAACAACATCGAGGGCACAAGATCAAACGAGAACATAAATTTACTGCCTAACGGCACTGGTTCAGTTGTTTTTGGTGCAATAAAATTTAGAGGTACCACATTAAGTTCGGACGATTCAACAATAATCAATATCAATGATGGTCTCGTGGTAGACGGAACATTGAACGTGTCAGGAGCAAGTACTTTAACCGGTGCAGTGAATCTTTCTTCTACTTTACAGGTACCGTCAGGATTGACAACTCTTTCAACATTGACTGTGACTAGTACAACAAACTTAACAACCACTAACATCGATAACCTGACACTACAAGACAACACAATCAGTTCAAGTTCAAATGCAGATATAAATTTAACTCCAGGCGGAACGGGTAGTGTTGTGATAGGAAACTTAACTGTTGACTCTAACATCAATATTACCGACAACGAAATCAAAACAACTACATCAAATTCAGATCTTGTTATCGAACCTGCAGGTACAGGACAGGTAGTGATAGCCAAGGCTGATATCAATAGCGGAACTATAGACAACACAGTGATAGGTGCCACGACACCGTTGGCAGGATCATTTACAACATTGAACACAACAGCAGGACTTACAATAGACGGAGTCACCATAGACGACAACACCATCTCAACCAATGCATCAAACGCCAACCTCGAACTGACCGGCAACGGCACTGGCACAGTTACCATCAGTGGATTTGGTTTCCCAACGTCAGATGGAACAAGCAACCAAGTATTAAAAACAGATGGTTCAGGCAACCTAGGATTTGTCACACTGTCATCACCATCAACGCTGAACCACTCCGAGATAGGTGACAACACTGCGACAGTGGCAACATCGGCCGCTTCACTGATAGACAGTTGGGCCAGTGCAAGTTACAGGAGTGCAAAGTATTACATCTCCATATCAGACGCAACAAACAGCAGATTTGAAATAGTGGAGGCCAATTTAATACACGGGCCAAGTGCAGACAGCACGATCGAAGCCTATGTAACAGTTTTTGGTTCAACAACTTCTCACACTGCACCATTATGCACCTTTACAGCAGACATAGACGATGGTAATGTGAGGCTGTTAGCAACAAATATCACTAGTGATAGTTGTGTATTCAAATTCCAAAGAGTGCTGATAGACTTATAATAATTACATTAGGTTTATAGAATTTACAATAAATACCCATAACAAAAAGGATTAATATAAAGTATGGCTAGACAAAACATAAACATTGGTTCAAGTGCAAATGACGGTACCGGTGATCCGTTAAGAACAGCATTTGACAAGATAAACGACAACTTCGTTGAACTTTACGGTACAGATAACGACATCAACACACTTGATGCGAACCTGGATGTGAACAACTTCGCGATCACAACGGGCGTGACGAATGGTAACGTCACCATAACACCAAACGGCACAGGAAACATCAACCTAGGGTCAATCACGGTGAATGGCAGTCAGATCAGTTCGAATGATTCTACACAAATAACTCTAGCAGACAATATTCAGACAACAGGAACAATTAATGTAACTGGTGCGGCAACACTGGCAACAAGTTTGACCTTGGCATCAGGTGCAACTGTAACAGGTATATTAGATGAGGACAATCTAGGCACTGATAGTGCAACACAATTGGCCACACAACAGTCAATCAAGGCATACGTTGACTCACAGGTAACGGCCCAGGATCTGGATTTCACAGCAGACGACTCAACTACGAATTCGATTGACCTCGATTCAGAAGTGATGCAGTTCTCAGGTGGTACGGGTATAACCACAAGTGCAACAGGAAACACAGTAACGACGGCAATAGATTCCACAGTTGCAACTCTTACTGGATCACAAACACTTACAAACAAGACACTGACAAATCCAACAATTAATGCGGCGACCATGACAGGTGCTATCGCAATCGATGGGGTCACAATAGATGACAACGCTATCAAGGCCAACGCTTCGAACTCAGATTTAGAACTAGACGGCAGTGGCACAGGA